TCCATTGTCTTTCAAAGGCCAAGTCTAAGTTAAGAGTTATTCTACCCTTAATGGGTTGAGCAGTTGGACCATAACCATCCGATTTACTGAATGTCCACTTATCATTCTTAAAATAAAGACCATCAATAACACCCAATGGTGATATTCCTAGTGGGTTTATGTCTAAAGCACAACACCTTTCTAGTAACTTAGGCAAATCGAATTTTAATCCAAACCAAGCAATTAACATATCGGGGTCGCACATTTCAATGCACATTAGGAATTGACGAATCATTGCTTCTTCGCTTTCTTCCATGAACATTATGCAATTGTAATCTTTAACACTAGGCTCAAGAATCTCTTTGTTTTGTACAGGTTGCCAAGACCAAGTGTAGAATTGCTTATCAAAATTATCATAACAAACAATTGCAGTAATTTTTCCATCATGTTCTCCGCCTTGTTGCCACTCCATGTCCCAATACCACTTTCTTAATTTGTATTCGGGCATTTCAGTTATGTTATCAATAGCATATCTGTAATGAAAAGGAACATCTGCTTCATAAGTTTGAGAAAAGTTTTCTTTTGCTTTGTAAATGTCTTTTGGCATATCAACATAAACTTTCTTTAGTTTCTCTCCTTCTAAATTAAACCAGTCACCATGTTCATATTCGTATTCTCTACTAATGGTTTTAGTCACTTTGTAGTTAATAGGTTCTCTAGAATTTTCTTTAGTAAAAAAGTAAGGCTTGTAAGTATCATTTTTAATCACTTTATTTCCATTTTTATCTCTCCAAGAGAGATACACATTGTTATTGTTATTTGTTATAATCATTTTATCACTTATTCCATATGCGGAACTTTAACTAAAAGACGGTCTTCTCCTACTATTAAAATAGGAAATTCATCTTTTACATAAAAGGTAATTTCGCCGTCTTTAAAGAAACGGTGAAGTGGTCCAGTAAAACATACTGTAGCGGAATCTCCAAAACCATTTGAAACTTCTACTGTAGTGGTGTATTGCTTTACGCCAGTTACAGAAGAAGAAATAGTTAATTCGTTTATCTCTTCTACATTCCAATCTATTTTGTAAACGCCTGTTCCTATTAGTTCACATCTTTCAATTGCGTCTTTGAAAACCGAAACGGGCATGTCAAACTTTCCTTCAAAAGAAACACTATTGAATTCCGGTAGTTGGTTTTCAAGTTTTAAATCCATTAGAAGAAGTCTTTGTATAACTTCATGATGAGGGTGTCGGGCTACTCTAGGTAGTGTGATATTTGTATCTAGTGTAGAAATCGAAACTCTATCATAAATGCTTATCTCTATTTCGTCTTTTAGTTTTTTAAGAAAAGGCAGTAGGGATTTTATATTCACTGTAGCGTTTCTTGTAGAATCATCCAATATAGTAATGTCTAGAGTTATTTTGTTTATGTAACTGCCATCACCATTCCATAGGTCTAGTGCAGTAGTTCCCATATCTAAATACACATATTCGCTAAGAATACCTGCTTTAACTCCGCCACTTTGAGCATACTTTCCTCCACCCATTACATCTTCTAATGCTGTTCTAAATGCTTTTGCGTCTACTGTAAATTTCATTTACTCTCCTCCTGTTGTTCTTAAACTAATTTTTGCTTGAACTTCACTCATTCTTTTCATCTTTAATAACCTCCTGTGCATGAATAATACTATGTGTGTTGAAGAAACTTACAGGATTTGTTAATTCAATGAAAGATGCTCCCATCCACATACAACCAACAACATCACCAATAAACTTCCCTTCTTTGGTTTGAAAAGCCATTCTAAGCCCAACATACTTTTCTATGTTAAAATCCATTTTACTCTTCTTTGTCATACATCTCCCTCCTTCAATTCCTTAAATCCAGTCCAATTAACTTGACCGTCTCTATTAACAGATAAGAATGAAGTTCTTTTTCCTAAAAGAGAAGGCTTGTATTTACTACTCTTGACTGTTACAAAATACTCCATTCCTTTCTGTGTATTTCTTTGATAGGTTTGTAGCACTGTCCACAAATGAGAATCCCATCGGTTCCAAATTGGTTGTGGAGGTTCATCCCTAAATGGGGGTTTAGTGTGAGTAATGTAAATTTGGTCACAATCAATTGCTTCTACTTCTTTCATTACTTCTCTAAATGGTTGATTTCGATGAAACCAATCTTGTTGTTTAGCGGTTTTCATTGGTCGCATTCTAGATGTTTCCATTCCTGCCATGTATAGAGTACACCAATCTAACCATGTATCTACTCCATCCCAAACAAAAAGAATGTCTTCTGTCTTTGCAGTTTCTTTAGCCAAAGCAATAAAAGAACGAATGTTTCCTTGTGTTTCATAAGGCAAAAACTCTCCCTCATCATCATGTTCAGCAGGATTAAAAATAATAATCCTGTCTGTAGAATTATGGTTTGCTTTCCATGTAGGAACGGAGCCATTGTCTACATCCAAATAGAATGTTTTCTTTTCACAATCCATTGCTAATCCAGTTTTACCTGTTTTGGCATCACCTTCAATTCCTACCCTAATTCTCTTAGGAGCATTCTTATGCTGTTCAGTCTGTTTTAGAAGTTTGCTTCTAAGTCCTTCAATATTTATTTCTGTTTTCTTATTTTTATTCATCATTTAAATCTCCCCTACGGGTTTTCCATGCCGAAACTAATTCTTCTACTTCTTCTTTAGTTTCTAAAAGTAGTTTGGCATCTTTATCTCCAATATGCATTTTTGTAAAATATTCGTTAGTTTCGTAGTTTTGTCTCCATGTAATAAACTCTACACTCTGTAAATCTACGACCCAAATACCTTGACCATCAGTTAGTTTTTCAACAAACCCATCTACAATGTAAATTGTATCAGTCATTAGACAACCCCCTTTAGGTGTTGTAGGAATGTTTCTAATTCACTATTATTACATTCCTGCACTATAGGATTAGAATTACAAGAGTATAGTTTTATTTCACATTTACTCTGTGTTATTTTCCAAGAAACATGTTGCAGTTTTTCTACGGGCACCATTGCCCTGTTCGTTATTATCATTTTATTTTCTATTGTTATCATATCAATCACTAAAAAAATAGGCTTTGCACCTATTCGTATGTCATTCAACCGCCACATATACACGGCTTGAGAATTACTCAATCAAAACCAATCAAGGTCTTCTTCTTGGGCATCACCAATTTCCTCTACTTGTCCCTTTCTTTCTGTAACATAAAGTCCGGAAAGATTGATAGTCGCAGGTTCATAACCATCTTCTCCTTCTCGCTGAGAAGTTCTACCCACTACAACAACTTCGGAACCAATGCCAAAGTCAATGTCAATGTGAGAAGGAACCCAACAAGTCGTCATTCCATCAGTATCATAATCGAAGTCTGCATTCAAGTCTGTCAAGTTTAGAATACGATTTCCGTTAGAAGTTGGAGTCATATTCATATTACAAACTGTGCCCATTGTCATAACAAATCGGTCAACTGCCGGATTTTCTCTCAACTCTAGATGTTTTGCATCTAGTAGTGTCAAAGAAGCAATGTTTTCTGCAACCAATTCACTAGCCTTATCAAAGACATTGATAGAAGAGACATCTCTGTAAACATCACCTTCGGGGTCAACACCGGCATTCATAGCAAGAGAACCTAAAGTTTTCTTAGAATATCCGTAAATATATCCTTCTCTATTTGAGTCTTTAATTACCGACATATGTAGCCACTGAAAAGTAGTAGGGGCAAATTCGATTCCGCCTTCATTCTTGTATGAGAAATAATACTTATTGTAATCAGTGTCATCTCCTACCTTTCCGATAAAGACACCACTTCTTCGCATTAATTCCTTTGCTAGAGGTTTTCCGTAGTTTGCATTTTCTCCACCATTTTGATATCTCTGTTGAGAATCAAGAGGTATGATTATACTACCGTCTTCTAAGTATTCTGCGCCATCTGCTAGTTTACCCATTATTCGGGTTTGTTCTTCACCATTAAAGAATCTAGAGACAACATAATTACCTTCTGTATTCTTTTCTGCTGTGGCTACTAAGCCACTTTGGTGTGCGTTAAATGGGTCACGATTCCACTCATCAACTGCTCTCTTTCTATTATACGCCATCATGTCTCTAGGTTCTTCAAGTGAAATAAAGAATCCAAAAGCGTCGTCGCCAAATCCTTTCTTTCCTTTCTTTCCTTCGTCATTATCTGTTCGTATCATTCGCAATTGTTGTGAAGCGTAACTTCGCCACAATCCTTTTGCTAGAGGGGAGTCCGTAGACACCTTGTTCTCTTCACATATGTTTTCAAATTTCGATTGAGCCTCAGTAATACTGATGCCCAACTTCTCTGCTGCTTTGCTTATTTCATTTTGCATTTTTATACCTCCTTATATGAGATTTCCCACCATCCATGATGCAAGTAATTTCGGGGTCATGTTTAGGGAACGCCATTCACCTTCTCCAATTACTCGCAGGAATTTCAATTTTGTATTACTATCCATTTCGGATGCAATAACAATGTCATGTAAACCTATACAGATTTCCTTAATGGAGAATCCGTCATAGATTAGATTATGTAATTTTGTTAAAACTTCATTTGGATTTTTATTTGTTATTTCAATTATTATATTTTCATATTGTTTTAGCGATTTCTCGACTTGAACATTAAGTCTGCTACCTGTTGCTATTGATGCCTGTAGTTCCGTAATGGTCCGTCTTAAATCACCGTCAAAGCAATATATAAACTGTCTCAATCCATCCGGAATAGGGTGGCCTTCGCTCTTGAGAATAGTTGTAACAACTTCTTCGACTATTTCAAAAGTTATTCTTTTGAAGTGATAATTTGCACATCTAGATTGTAGTGCATAAATTATTTTGTTTCGATTATTACATGTTATAATAAATCTAATATTTTTAGAATATCTTTC